TATATGTTCTTCAGGGCTTTCTTCAGTACCTCTTCATCGAACGAGAATAAAGTTTCCACCTGTTTGTCCTCCATTCTGTAGAGGTCGTTTATCACCATTCTAAAGCTGCCCCGTCTCTCCCCGGGGCTTTCCCGAAAAAACGTTTCAGCCAGTTGTATGCGTTTTTAAGGGCATTTTTCTTTTCTTTGGGTGTTCCTTTACCGTGCTTTTCCAGTTCCGGTTCTTCTTCCGGATCCGGTTCATCCTCTTCCGCCTTTTCGGTCTCTCGGGCCTTCGCCGCCTCGATTTCCGCCGCTTTCTCCTCCTGGCGTTTCTTCAGCTCGTCATAGTTTGCCGGTTTCTCGATCCCGAATTCCTCGTAGAGGTAGTCGTCACCTACCGGCAGGTTGAAGTTCGTACGCAGCTGTGTGAGGATGGACATCTTTTTCTCCGGTTCGATAAGCTTCTTTTCCGGATAGCAGAACTCCCCACCTGTGGTGTCTATTCCGAGCATTGCGAATATGTCGGCCATGTCATAGTTGAGCACGTCGAGGATGTCTTGCCTGTCGGAGAGCGTCACTTTCTCCTCCACGTCCTTGTGTACGGTTCCCAGTGCCTGTGTGCCCTTGTCGGAGGCTTCGGTGGTGAGCGTGTTTCCGAGGAACAGCTTTGAGATTTCGTTGTTGCAGCGCTCGCAGAGTTTGTCGTAGAGGTCCGCGCTCCCTGTCTTGTTCGCGGCTTCCACGAGCTTGAGCACCGTATCCTCCGCGTGCACGAAAACCGACAGGCTTCCGGTGCTGTCCGCGTCGTCCAGCGCCTTCTGCCGTGCCTCGTCGTCATCCGTGGGATACGTGTACTCCCTGATGGGCGCTCCGAACACTTCCGCGAACTGTGCCCAGTCCGCCACGTCGTTACGTTTGTATATCACCCAGATGGCTGCTTTCACCAGCAGTCCGGGATCGTCGGGTGAACCGATGAACAACAGGTCGGGGTACTCGTCCCAGGACGTCCCGGTGGTGTCCGTCTGGTGCCGCAGTATGAGCCTGCGCACGGGATCGACGTGTTTGCGCGGTATCAGGTCGTAGTTCACCCATTCCCCCTTGCGGTAGAACTGCACGAGTGAGAACCCCCAGAATTTGGCGTCCAGGATGTCCCCTATGAACTTCCGGAACCATGGGGACCTGATCTGCTTGTTCACCTTCTCGTCCGGCTTCCCGTTCCTGCGGAATTCTATGGAAGATGCCAGTGCGGCATTCTTCCGTTTCTCTATGACACTTGTCAGGTGCGTGTCCATGAGTATGTCGCTGAACAGGTCGTACAGCCTGAAGCGTCTGGAGTAGTCCACATTCTCGAAAGCCCTTACCGCGAGCATGTAGTCCGCTATGTCTATACCGAACCTTCTGGGCTGTGTCAGTATGATGGTTGCGGGTCCTTTCTGCCCGGGCCTCGGCAGGTTCCCGCTTTGGGTTATCTTTCCGGCCCCTTTCTTTCTTTTGCTCATATTACCAATGGTTTACACGTTTACGGTTGCTTTTGATAAGGAAATTGGATTTTGCCGCCCTCGTCTCTTCGGACAGCAGGGGCAGGCCGTCCACCGATATCTCCTCGGCCGCCACGGCTTTCAGCCATTCGACCGCCCTTTCGTGGCGTTCCTTCCGCAGCGGTGACAGGTTCCTCGGGTTATGTATGCAGAAGATGTGGTACACGGCTATGTCGATGGCCATCATCAGGACAAGCTGGTTGCGTTTGTCACCGGTTGCCGTGAATATTTTGTCACAGTCGTAACGTCTGGAAAGGTAGCAGCGCATCTCGGCGACAGCGCGGTCCTCGCATATCTCCACGACGGCGTCGTCCTCCCTTGTCAGTGCGTCCAGAATCTCGCGGTGTATGCTCGCGTCGTAGTCTGAAAGTTCGATAAATTTGCTCATAATGATAGGTATTGAAGTTTACACTCTGTACTTGTTTTGTGACCGCGTGCTTTTCCTTGTGACAATGACGGGCTTTTCCGACTGTCTGGCCTTGTGGTCTATAATTCTGTTTCCCCCCTCCACGCAGTCGGGTCCGTCTGCCGGATAGGTCAGTTGCAGGTTGAACAGTTTGAACTGTTCCGCCATCCGTTTCATGTGCGGGTTGTCCTTTTCGGCCTCGTTGAGTATCAGGTTCCCCTCCCGGTTGAGCGGTTCCAGGTTCGCCTCGATACGTGTGGCCTTGTCGGTTTTCTTCTCCTCGTCTCCGGTGATGTACAGTGATATTTTCCTTTCCCTGCGTATCCGCCGCACGATGGGCTGGAATACCTGCTGGAAAAAAGGATCCTGTAATTTGTTGTTCTCCATGTAACAGTACACGGTGGTTTTTCCGCCCACGAACTCCAGCAGCTTGATGTACCACTCTACAAATTCCGCGTTCAGCCCCCTGTCCAGGAACGTTTTTATCAGATAAAGCCTTCCCGCGAGTTTCCCGAGCAGGCACACCGTTTTGGTGGAACTTTTTTTCGTCTTGTTCTCTCCCGGTGCGGGGTCCCCGTATATCACCAGGAACTTGAACCTGGAGAGTGCCGGCACTTTCCCGTAGGTGATTTCCGCGAACACGCCGCCGTCCACCACCGGGTTGTTGAAGAACTCTTTCTGTGCCGCCGCCGCGCTCACCAGTGAAAGGAAGAGGTCGATATCCTCCTCGGAGTTCTTTTCGGGCCATACGGACAGTCCGTCCTTTCCCCGGATGTTGATGATATCCACGTGCCCGATTCCTTTCGCTTTCAGTTCGGTGGCCTTTTCGATGGCCCTTTTGATGCAGCAGTCCGGCGCGATGATGTTTCCGTTGAACAGGATGCGGTAGTTTCCCGATACGGACATGGTCGGTATCAGCGCCTCCTCCAGCCATTTCCATTTGGTTTTGATCCGTTCCGGATTCCGGCACTCCTCGTCGGTGTCTATATCGTCCACCAGGATGAAGTCCGGGCGGAAGTTCTTGTTACGCGTACCGCGCGGTGACTGCCCGGCTCCGATGGCGCGGAAGGAGCACCCGCACATGCAGGTGAATTCCCCGGTTTCCCACGCTCCCGGTTTTTTCTGCTGTCCGTAGTCCTGTATGATCCGCTGGTTCTCCTCGAAGTTCGCCATGAACGGCAGCAGTAGCCTTTCCGCATTGTCAGCCGAGTTGGAGATCAGCAGCACGTTGCGTATCTTTTTTGTCAGTGCCAGTTTGGATATCTCCATCATGGAGCGTGCGGATTTCGCCAGCTCGCGTGACCAGGCCCTTACCTCGTACCAGCGTTTGTTCCTCATCAGCCGCCCGGTGGCTTTCCTGTGGAAGGCGGCGGACTCGCAGGTGCAATACATGGCGAAGTAGTATTTGAACCACTCCTCGTCGTTCTTCTCCAGCCTTTCCCGCCTCTGCCTGATTTCCGTTTCCGTGTCCGTGGGGTTGATGTCCGAATGTTCTCGCACGGATGCCACCAGCTCGTTCCAGCTGTCCAGCGCGAGCCTGTCCTGTGTTGTGAGTCTTTTCTTTGCCATGTCAGGATAATTTTGATTTGACAAACGCGTCCAGAAGCGGGGTGATCTCCTTCGCCTGCATGGAATCGTAGGTCCGCACCCATTTGAGCAGGTCGGAGAACACGGAGATGATGTCCGCCAGCCCCACTTCTGTTTCCAGTTTCTTGATGGCGTTCGACAGTTTGGAAATGGTGTCCGCTTCCGCGGCGTTCGGGAACCGTTCCCCTTCCGGTTTTCCCATGATGGCGTTGTTGAGTTCCGCCAGCTGCCGGTACAGGTTCTTCAGCTGCTCCTCCCGTGTGATGGTTATGGAAGCCTTCAGCTGCTCCCAGTTTCCTTTGCCTATCCAGTTGTTCACAGTCACCCGTGAAACCCCCACACGCTCGGCTATTTCCGCCTGCGTGAGCGTTTCGCGGGTGTAGAGCGTTTTCGCCCATGCCTTTTTCTGCTCGTTTGTAAGTTCGGCCATATTACCTCCTTTTTTACGTGCAAAATTGATAAGGAAAAGGAGCGAAAAAAAACGCGCTCCGCATGATGACATTTTAAAGCGTCATGGCAATCCTTTAAAGTCTCCATGATGAAAACGCGGTTTGAAAAAGGCTTTTAATCCCCCTAATTTCGCACCGTAAACTTTGCAGGGAAGGACCTGCCAAAACGATAGTGACATGAGTAGATTTTTCAATATGATACCCGGAACCGATGCCTGTTGCATCCTTCTTTACGGTGACATCGGTGAGTACGATGATAACGTGCGCAGCGGTGATATTGCCCGTGAACTTCTGGAAGCGGAAGCCCTGACCGGGAAGGTGGACGTGCGTATCAACAGCAACGGCGGCGAGGTTTATTCGGGCATCGCCATTTTCAATGCCTTGAAGAACAGCAAGGCCGACATTACCATCTACGTGGACGGCATCGCCGCCAGCATGGCCTCCGTCATCGCCCTTTGCGGCAAGCCCGTGCAGATGAGCCGTTATGCCCGTCTGATGCTTCACAGTGTCCAGGGCGGCTGTTACGGCAACAAGGATGAGATGAAGGACTGCATCCGTGAGATCGAGGCGCTTGAGGATACCCTTTGCGAGATGTATGCCACCCGTATGGGCAAGGACAAGGAGGAAATCCGCGCGATGTATTTTGACGGCAAGGATCACTGGCTGCGTGCCGACGAGGCGCTGGCGCTGGGGCTTATCGACGGTATTTATGACGCTGACCCGGTACCGGAGGACAGTACCCCCGAACAAGTATTTCAAATATTCAATAACCGGCTGCACAAGCCACAAAACGAGAATAGCATGAATTTAGACGAACTCAAGAGACGTCCGCGGTTCAAGAACTGTGCGACGGATGACGATTTCCTGCGTGAAATCGGACTGCTGGAAACGGAGGCTGGCAAAGTCCCGGCCCTTGATGCCGAGGTCACCCGCCTGAAGGGCGAACTGAAGGTGTTCCAGGACAAGGCGGATGCGGATGACGCTGCCGCGCGTAAGAAACTGCTTGATGATGCGGAACAGGACGGCCGTATCGATGCCGCCACCCGCCCCATCTATGAGAACCTTCTGGCAAAAGACCGGGAGAACGGGGAAAAGGCATTGGAGAAGCTTTCCCCCAAACGTAGTGTCATGACCGACCTTCGTGTGAATCCGACGGGTGAAAGCCCCTGGAACAAGCGCATGAGCGAGATTAAGGACAAGTTGAACCATAAATAAAAACATTTGCCATGGCAATAGTAGTAAGAAACACGAATTACAACGGCGAGGTACTGGAGAAAATACTGGTCCTGGCCACCACCGGGAATGACCTTGTAGAAAAAGGTCTGATCATGGTGATCCCCGGTGTGGAGAAAAAAATCAGCCTGCCGCGTATCAAGACGGGCAAGATGCTCCAGAAGCGTAAGGAGAACCCGACTTTGGAAGACTCGAAAGGCAATTTCAATTACTCGGAGAAATCACTGGATCCGGAGGACTTCATGGCGTTCACGACTTTCAATCCCCGTGCCTTCGAGCATGTTTGGCGCAAGTGGCAGCCGAAGGGCAACCTCGTGTTTGCCGAACTTCCCCCCGAAGCGCAGAACACGCTTCTGGATGAACTTAGCAAGAGTGTGAAGTTCGAACTGGGCTGGCATTACCTGAACGGCGAGTTCGGTTCGGACGACGACCACCTTTTCAACGGTATCCTGACCCAGGCGGCTAAAGATCCGGATGTGATCGTGGTTCCGGCTCCTTCCGATACTTCCATGATCGGCAAGTTGAAGGCTGTCCGCAAGGCTATTCCAAAAGCCCTGCGTGAGAATCCGAACCTGCGTATCCTGATGAGTATTGACGACTTCGACAAGTACGATGACGAGCTGACCGAACGCGAGTACAAGAACACGAGCGAGACGGATATCAACAAGAAGCGTTACAAGGGTATCACCATCGAGACGCTGAATTCCTGGCCTGATGGCCTTATCGTAGCCACGCTCTGCTCGATGAGCGCTGACGGCAACCTTTTTGCCGGTGTGAACCTCCAGGACGACG